ACAAGCAAATGATGCGGTGATGAAACTATCATCAATGCTTGGCGGTGTCCGTGATCAAATTGTTGCTGGCCTAGCACCAGCTTTAACTTTTATAGCTGACATAATTAGAAAAAAACTTGTTGACGCAATTCAAGGTGAGGATGGATTGGGTAATATTGAAGATTTTGCACGCAAGGTTGCTTTGGCTGCAATTGACTTAATGGAAAAAACAACAAAAGGTGCGGTGCGATTTGCAAACACTATAATCCGCAGCATTAACAATGTTATTTTGTCTGCGCGAGTTATGGCATCTATATTCCGCGCTGATATTGGTAAAAGTTTAGAAGATTTTGAAAAAATTAGTGAGCAATTAGGTGCGACTTTGTTTAATGATCTGCGTGCTGCAATAATAGCCGCAGATGATGTGACTAAAAAATATAACAACACAAATAACGATGGCGTTGCAAAAGTTAGAACTTATGCAGACGCTTTAAAAGATTTAAAAGAAGCCGCCGAAAAAGTTGGCGAAGGTATGGGGGATGCAGCAGTTCGCGGGATTAAATCATTGGAAGATGCTCTTGTTGATTTATCAATGGGGACAACTAGCGTCAAAGATGCTTTCAAAAATATGGCAAAATCTATTATTTCCGATCTAATCCGCATCCAAATTCAGCAAACAATTACAAAGCCGCTTTCTAATATGCTTTCTGGTATGTTTGATGCGCCAGCAGGTGGCACAGCACCGCAAGCAAAAGCCATTGGCGGTTCTGTTCGTGCTAATTCGCCATATATGGTTGGCGAAAACGGCAGGGAATTGTTTGTGCCAAATAGCAGCGGTTCTATAGTACCAAATAACAAGCTGGGTGGGGGCGGTGTAACCGTCAACCAGACCATCAACTTATCGGCTGGCGTATCGCAAACAGTACGCGCTGAAGTAATGCAAATGATGCCCGCTATACAAGAAGCGTCAAAAGCTGCGGTGCTGGACGCAAGGCGGCGCGGCGGTTCATTCAGTGCGGCATTCGGGTGATCTAAATGGCAATATCATATCCTTTAACGCTACCAACGCAGACTGGCATTGCCAGTGTAAATTTGCACGCGATCAACAGCGTTGCGATTTCATCTAGCCCATTTACTTACAAGCAGCAAGTGGTGGCGCACACGGGTCAACGCTGGGAAGCTGAAGTTAGCTTGCCGCCAATGCAGCGCGCAGATGCTGAAGTTTGGATTTCGTTTTTATTGTCATTAAAAGGTCAGCGCGGCACGTTTTTAATGGGCGATCCAAATTGTGCAACGGCACGCGGCAGCGCGTCATCAACGGCTGGCACACCAGTGGTGTTTGGCGCAGACCAGATCGGCGACAGTTTAGCGATTGATGGCTTGCCGGTGAGTGAAACCGGCTATTTGCTTGCTGGGGATTACATCCAGCTTGGCGGCGGGTCTAGCGCGACGTTGCACAAGGTTTTGACTGACGTTGATACAAATTCTGGCGGCACCGCAACGCTTGACATTTGGCCTAGCATCCGCACCGCACCGGCAGATGATAGCACTGTCGTGGTGGCTAATGCGGTCGGCAACTTTCGGCTGTCTACAAATCAATCGGATTGGTCGATTAACAACGCTAGCTTTTATGGCATTACGTTTCCAGCCATTGAGGTTGTGGTTTAATGAGCCGCGATCTAACCCAGAGCATTATTGACAATTTAGATGCAACAGAGATCAGACCATTCTTTGCTGTCGAATTATATTTTGACACGCAAACTCTATATATGTGGACTGGCCTTGGTGATTTTGTGTTCAACGAACAAACCTATATTGGCACTGGTCAATTTCTTGAAATTAGCGAGCTTCAAGAAACCGCTGAAATTTCAGCTAAAGGCGCAACCATTAGTCTGTCTGGCATCCCATCAAACCTAATATCACTAGCTATCAGCGAGCCATATCAAGGTAGAAAATGTAAAATATTTTTTGGTCTTTTAGGCGTGGAAGGCGATTTTCTGTTGCTTGAAAATAGCAGCTTTTTGTTGCTTGAAGATAGCGGCAAAATCAATGTTTCTGAAGGCACTGCTGTTACAATGGATGAAGTCTTCAACGGTTATGTTGACCAGATGACTATTGCTGAAGGCGCTGAGACTAGCACAATTACAGTGTCTGTTGAAAGCAGATTGATTGATTTAGAGCGTGCGCGAATTTTTAGATACAACGATCAAAATCAAAAAGCCAGATATGCAAATGATAAGGGGTTTGAATTTGTCGAAGATTTGCAGGACAAACAATTCAATTGGGGCAGAAGGTGAGGCTGCACGATTGGCCAGAGCGTTTTGATTTTTTTATTAATGAGTGGCGGTATAAAAAATTTGAATGGGGTCAAGTCGATTGCATCAGATTTGTTGATGAAGCATATTACGCGCAAATTGGTAAACATATTTTTGATGATTGGTTTGGAACCTATACAACTCAATGGGGTGCGTTTTTAAATTATCAGCGGCAGCTAAAGCGCAGCGGTCATAAAAATATTATAACGGCCATCAATAGCCGTTTAAGAGCCATAGACGGGCTTCATCCTTCAAGGGGTGCAATTATAGGTCGAGGCGACTACGGTGCGCTGATGGTCACTGAAATCGCTTTGGGCGTTGCGCTGGGTGATAAAGTTGCTTTTTTAGGTTATGATGGTCTGGAATTTTCACCGGCTAAACCAACTGATTTGATTTGGGTTGTAGAATGAATAAGATCACACTGTTAAAAACCACAACATCACTCACATCGGCTGTTTTGATTGCGCTGATCCCAGAGGCAGCGTATGCAATGCCGCCAGCAATTGTGGCGGCAGGGCTATCAGCTGCAGCCACAACTGGTTTTTCATATGTTATGGGTACGCTCACTGCCAGTGTTTTAACAACTTTTGCAAAATCATTTTTTTTAAATCTTGCGCTTGGACTTGTTAGCCAATCACTTTCACCAAAGCCAAAAGCCGCCGCTCAACCGGCTGGAACATCTGCTATTTTGGTCAGTGGCTTGTCGCCGGTTTCAGATCACCAAATTATCTATGGTCGCACTAAGATCGGCGGGGCTGTGGTCTACAAAGAAGCAACAGACAACAACAAATTTTTGCACGTTGTTGTTGCTTTAGCCGGTCACGAGGTCGAAGAAATCGAAACAGTTTATTTAAACGATGAGGCTTTGACGCTTGACGTTAATGGTGAAGTCACTGCGCCGGATAAATATGCTGGAGTGGTTCGCATCAACAAGCATTTGGGATTATCAACGCAAACAGCGGATCAAGATTTGGTTGATGAAAGTGATGGACTTTGGACAAGTGACCACAGATTGCAAGGCGTTGCCTACGTTTATGCGCGGCTTGAGTTTGAGGCTGATGCATTTCCGAATGGCGAACCAAACATAACTGCGATTGTCAAAGGCAAAAAGGTCTATGACCCGCGCACATCTGCAACCGCATATTCAGACAATGCAGCACTTTGTTTTAGAGATTATCTGACAAGCGATTATGGTTTAAATTCACCGGCTGATGAAATTGATGATGCGCTGACGATTACTGCCGCAAATATTTGTGATGAAAATGTTACCTTGGCTGATAGCAGCACAGAAAAGCGTTACACAACCAACGGCGCGTTTTCGACTGGTGTTAAACCGGCTGAAGCTATTGACAGCCTTTTGCGTACGATGGGCGGAACTCTTTGGTATAGCCAAGGCAAATGGCGCGTCAAAGCTGCGGCATACCTTAGTCCAACACTGACATTTGACGAAGATGATTTGCGAAGCACGTTGCAGATCAACACGCGGCATTCGCGGCGTGACAATTTTAACATTGTGCGCGGCACGTTTCGCGGTTCGGAAAGCAACTGGCAGTTTAGCGATTTTCCAGAAATTAAAAGCAACGAATTTATTCAAATTGATAACGGTCAAGAAAGCGCGATGGATTTGGAACTAGGTATGGTTTCATCGTCAGCAACCGCGCAACGCATTGCCAAAATTGCACTGTATCAAAATCGCGAACAATTAACTTTGTCAGCCAGCTTTGGTATGCGTGCCTTTCAAGTGCAAGTTGGTGACGTGATTTTGTTCAACAATAGCCGCGCCGGTTTTGTGAACAAACCATTCGAGGTTTTGTCGTGGACATTTGGCTCTGATGGAAATGGTGCGCTTGAAATTAAAATGACGTTGCGCGAAACATCAGCGGCAGTCTATAGCTGGTCGGCTGAAGAAACTGCTTTTGAAGCAAACAACACGTTTTTAGCTGATCCTTTTAATGTGCCATCAATTGGCCTAAATATTAGCAGCGAAGTCAGAATAATCAACGAGCATATTACGAATGTTCTGATTGCTGAAACCACATCGCCATCGCCGGAAAGGATTGACAATGTTGAAGTTCAATTCAGAAAAACTGGCGCAGCAACATATTCGACCGGTCACACTGGCGACCTTGGCCGCGTTGAAATTTTAGATGTTGATGATGGTGACTATGATATTCGCGCAAGAGCTATAAACACGTTTGGCATCAAGGGCGATTTCAACACAAGGCTAGCAGTGTCTGTGCAAGGTTTGGCTGATCCACCTGCAACAGTGACTGGCTTGATTGGCAACGTGACTGCTGGCGGATTGCATCTCGAATGGCAACCAGTGCCAGATTTAGATTTGTCGTTTTATAGAATAAGATATAGCAGCCTGACCGCTGGCGCGTCTTTTGCTAACAGTCAAACCGCAGTTAGTAAGGTTGCACGTCCGGCGAATAGCGTCACAGTGCCGCCACGCGCTGGAACTTATATGATCAGAGCCTACGACAAATCTGGCAACGCTAGCGTTGATTATGCAAGTGTGGTAATCAGCCAAAACGATTTGCGGGTTTTTGCTAATACGTCAACTCAAACTGAGGATCCATCGTTTAGCGGCACTAAAACAGGCTGCTCTGTGATTTCCGGTGATCTGCGTATTACCAGCCCAGCTACAGCACCAACAACAGCAACATATGATTTTAGCAATTATATAGATACAGGTTCTGTCAATTTATGTGAGGCCAACATTTCGGCAAATATTGTTCGGATAGACAATAGCGCTTCCGTGTGGGATAATATCGCCGGAAATTGGGATAGTTGGGCTGGCAATTGGGATGATTGGTCTGGTGCAATTCAGCTAACAGATATTGATGTTATACAATATATCTCAACAACAAATGACGATCCCGCTGGATCACCAACTTGGTCAGCTTACAAGCAATTTAAAACTGGCGACTTTTCAGCGCGGGCATTAAGGTTTAGAATAGAGTTGCAATCATCAAGCGATAATGTGACACCAAGCATTTCTGCGCTTTCGGCTACAGTGAGGTATAATTAGATGGCGACCCACGATTATGTCATTGATAATCAATCTGCACCCACCGCCCGCGCAGATATAAACAACGTTCTGCAAGCGATTGTGACGAATAATAGCGGCGCATCTGCGCCATCGGTTACATTTGCCGGAATGTGGTGGCTGGATACTACAAATAATTATCTGAAAATGAGGGACAAAGACAACGCGGCGTGGGTAATTGTTGGCGAATTCGACATTACTAACGACCGGTTCAAATTAATATCTGACAGCATCAAAGCAGCATCCGCTGGCGGTATTGATGTACTAAATAGCAGCGGTACAAAGATCATTGACCTGCAAGTTGCGTCGCAAGCAACAGCCGAAGCTGGCACGAATAACACTGAATTGATGACGCCGCTTCGCACCGCGCAGTCTGTTTTTGAAAATGCTATAATTTATCCTAAAATAGTTACAATTTTGCAGTCTGGCACAAGTTACGTTCTGCCATCAACAGCTAGGGCTGTTCTAATTAGGGCTTCGGGCGGCGGCGGTGGTGGGTCTGCATATAATCCAACATTTGCAACGGCAGCAGACGGTTTTACCGGCGGCACAACAACTGTGACAAATGCAACCTTGGGGATTAATATTGTTGCTGAAGGTGGTGCGCGTGGCGTTAATACGACCAACGAAACCGCGATTTTGAATGCAAGTTCTGGCGGTGATGTTTTGCGGGGCAGCGGCGCAGCCGGTGGTTCTGGCGATGCTGGGAACAATACAACAGCCAATCGAAGCAATGGCAGACCGGCTAACCTAGTCAGTAAATATATAATTGATGGAACAAACGTTGGCGGTGCGACTTTGACTTATGCTATCGGTGCAGGTGGCGCGGGTGGTACGTCAAGCGGAACCTCTGGCGAGGCTGGGATGACTGGTTTTGTTGAAATTTGGGCTTGGTAGGTAAAAATGGCTGACAAAAAAATATCCGAATTGACGGCGATCACGGCTGCAAATACAGCGGCTGATGATGTTTTTGCGGTTGTTGATACATCAAGCACAGAAACAAAAAAAATCAGTCGTGATGAACTTAAAACTGCGGTTGCCCAAAGCGGTGCAGAAATTAAAACTGCTTATGAAGCTGAAGCGAATGCGTTTACAGATGCACAGTTCACCAAACTGGCTGGGATTGAAACGTCCGCAACCGCAGACCAGACCGATGCTGAGATCAGGGCAGCTGTTGAGGCAGCAACAGACAGCAACGTGTTCACTGATGCTGACCACGCAAAGCTGAACGCCATTGAAGCTGGAGCAACCGCAGACCAGACCGATGCTGAAATTAGGGCGGCTGTTGAGGCGGCTTCTGATAGTAATGTTTTTACAGACGCAGACCACACAAAGCTAAATGGGATTGCAGCAGGCGCAACAGCTTATGGCGACACTGACGTTGACACGCATCTAAACACATCAACCGCAGCAGCGAGTGAAGTTTTAAGCTGGACAGGCACCGATTATGATTGGAT